TTACAAGATGAACAGCCACCACGTCACTATCTCGTACGCAGGCAACCCGCTCAATAGAACGGGCGCTGTGTACGTAGTGAACCCCACACAACATGGGGAGTTGGACTGGTTCAGGGCAGAGCTAGATACGTATGTGACTAGTGGTAGTTTAGCAAACTTTACGGCTCTGTGTAACAGACTTAAGATTTCGCCCATAGCGAAAGAGTACATAGTCAACCAGATGCCCACAATCCAAATCACTACTCCTACGCGTCAGAACTGGACGCACGAGGGGGGTGAGCAAGGGTTGGATAGTTTGGCCTTTTCTAAATTCGGGAGCTATACACCCGGAAATAATTTAGGCCCACTACCAAATTTTGGAAACATGAAGCTCAATGGTTCCGAGGTTTTCGTCGTCATCGATGCTAACGGGGGCGGTGGCGCCAGCGCCATCTCATTCGCGCTCAAGAATGAGGTGTCGGCTGAGATGCACACCAGTACCCGGCCTGCTTTCATGACACCCGCCCTTCATCACGACTTAGCGGCTTCCAAATCGCTCCACGACCTGACTGTTACGCTTATGAATCATAATCGTACAGCAGACGCTCATGTGGATGCCAGGCAAGCTGTACGTGGCGGGGGTGGATCGACGTTATCCAAGGTTGGCAGTTTCCTGTACAAGAATAGGGGAACTGAGGAGAAGCTGGCGATGGCCCTTCTCTAGGGTTCTGTAGTTAGGCTAAGAACTATAGACTTTAAGCTTGAGCATGCTTATCGTAGAGTCGCTCACACGAACACCAGGTAACGCCTGGTCTCCGCGGTGTCGTACCGCGGCGGTAAAAACGCCGGTTGGTTGGCTTGTACCCAACGACATGTATACAGGGTGAGAGGCCCTGGGCACTGCTGTATCACAAGGAACGAGGTTAGGGTTCCTGTGCCGGGACGTCTACTGAGGCTTAGGCAAAGACGGTGAACCAACTCTGTTAGTTCTTTACCCTTGGAGTAATGCGGGTGTTTATGTTAGATAATCCTCATCTTTTCCTCAGGCCCTTGGACCGTAATTTGTTTTAAATCGCTTTGCGTCAGTGACCTTGGACACTGTCTTACTCATTACCCCCCAAATTCCTTAGTACAATCTGTTCTTTTATATCTTTTCAGGTCAGACTCACTTGGGCGACGTCGATAAATCTCTAACATAACACTGACAACATTATGGAATCACACCCCTTGGATCCAGTCAGTGCATGAAGTTTTAAATTTATGAATTTTCAAAATCCTAACGGAGGAAGGCACTTTCAAGGTGTTGACCCCGAGGTGTGCCAAGCATCACTATCTGCTTTGACGCCGATAATTTCGGAAGAGGTTGAAACCCCAGCACCCATAGTCGCGGTCAATGCTGAATCAGCGCAGGTCCTAACCGCTCCACCTCAAAGGGGCACGAAACGCCGCCGTCAACGCGGCCCCGAAACCATCAGATCTTCTCGTAGGTACCAGTTCGCTTGCGGTTCGGAGACTGTGGTTTACTCCTCGATTGAAATGAATTGCTTATGTAGACTAAGCTATGTCATTCCCGAGGACTGCATCGAGGAGATTTTCTCTGATCAGGAAATCTGCCACATGGTTGGTCGAGAAGTTCTTGATTATGGTATGTGCCTCGAATGCCAGTGTGACGTCGATCGATATCGGCGGGTCGAGCAACTCGTCTGGTGCCAATTATCCTGGGGCCACGTCGAGTGCGAGACCTGCAGCGGTCCGAACGGAACACTAATGGGCAAATGCTTCGTATCCCCTGGCGAAGGGAACGCGGAGCGCAAACGCAAGCACAAGGAAGCCCGGAATAAAACTGTGCATGCTAACCCCGTACAGCACAAGAAGAAAG